AAGCGTACTAAGGAGTACAAGGAATGGGTAGCCTCAAGAGAAGAAGCCGTAGCTTCTGAATCTACTGGACTTGGAGATACCATTGAAAAGATTACTACAGCTACAGGAATCAAGAAAGCAGTTAAGTTCTTGGCTGGAGAAGATTGTGGATGTGATGACAGAAAATCCACACTCAATAAACTATTCCCTTATAAGAAGATTGAGTGCCTTACTGAAGATGAGTACAACTATTTGGTAGAGCAGATGAAAAGACCTACTAATGTAGTTAGTCAGACTGTTCAGTTAAAGATGTTAAAGATTTATAATAGAGTCTTTAATGATAAGAAACAACCAACCTCTTGTGGGTCTTGCTTTAGAAGTACTTACAATGCGTTGAAAACCCTTATAGATGAGTATAACCAGTAATTGGAAAGAAAAAGATTTATTTGATTGGTTAAGTAAGAATTGGTATCCAGACTTGCTTAAGAGCAGAAACCCAATGAGTAGATGGGATTGTTATTCTCCTCATAAGAAACATAGAATAGAGCTGAAGTGTCGTAGGAAACACTATGACACTTTACTCTTGGAGAAGAAGAAGTACGATGCTATGATAATGGAAGTAGCTAAACATAAGGATATACCTGTGTATATTAATTCTACTCCAGAAGGTATTTGGCTTTTTAATCTACTATTCATTAAGAGAGATTGGGAGACCAACTATCTAAACCCAGCGACTACTCAGTTTGCAAATACAAACAGAATAGCTAAAGAAGTAACATATTTAAAAATAACAGACGGAATAAGAATATTATGAATGATATGCAATTAAATTACTTAAAGACAGTATTGCTATCTCAGTTATTATTGGAGGCCAATGAAGGCCTCCGATTGACTAAGCAATACAAACAGAATGTGAAACAACAAATCAACAAGCTAAACACAATGTTGGAGGAGGTTGTTAGAGAAGAGTTCAACACAGTTTATGATACTGATCCAGAGATGGTGACTAACATCTTAAACAAGATAGAAGAACTTATAGATAAGATTAAAGGCTCATCCATAGATGAGCTTGTAATGATTAACTCTGTGGTAGATAAATACCAAGAGAACAAAGATTGGTTTAAAGAACACGCAGAAGCAGAGTTTTTAAAGATAGATTAAAACGCACCACATATGAGAGGAACACAAATCCATTACGAGGCCACAGGAGATTACGATGTAATAGACTTCTGTCAGCACTACAAACTAAACTTTAACAGAGGCAATGTCGTTAAGTATATTGCCAGGGCTGGCAAGAAAGATGATGAGTTACAAGACCTATACAAAGCTAAAGACTACATAGAAAGAGAGATAGCTTTTGTTAGGGAACTCAGAAACAAAGAAGCACAAGATGCAAAAGAAGGAGTAGTAAGTCCTTACAATTATAATTATAAAGATAGATAAATATGCCACTACCTAAACCAAAACCAACAGAGAAGCAGCAAGACTTTATGAATAGATGTATGGGAAATCCTACTATGAATAAGGAATACCCAAGACAAGACCAAAGGCTTGCAGTATGCTACACACAATGGAGGGACAGATAGTCCCTCTTTTTTTTATACTTATATTTGTTTATTAACAAATAATGTTTATATTTGCGTATAACATTAAAACAAATAACAATGGAAAAAGTAATTGAAGACTTAGAGATGATATCATTTCACCTCAGAGACACGGAACAAATCTTTGTTTCAAACTGGATTGACAGATGTGTAGAAACCATTAAACAGTACAGCAATGAAAGAGTATGATATCACTTGGGAAGGACTTGTATTTACTATTTGTGGTATATATGAGCCAGAAGAAAAGGAAAGCTACTTTGAGCCTTATGAAGTAGAAAGGTTTCATATATACGGCATCTATTTAGGCGATGCTTGTGTAGACTTTATGTTGAATGAAGCAACAACAGCACAATTAGAAGAAGAAATCTTAGAAACATATTACAGATGATACAGTTATTAAATAAAGAGCTTTGGGAAGAAGAAGCGATATTAAAGAAAATGGTTGATGATAGTTTTTACTATGGTCATTTAGGTAAACACGCTTTGAGCAGCTCATCTGCGAAGAAGCTAATAGATAGCCCAAAGGCTTATCAGAAGAGTCTGTATGCCTCAAGTGATTCTCAACCATTAAGAGATGGAAGACTTGTACACCTTGCAGTATTGGAGCCACACAGGTTAGAAGACTTGGTTGTTATTGAAGGCACAAAAGCCCTTAAGGCTTTTAAGGAAGCGGTAGCAGAACACGGCTCTGAAAGTGTTTATACTAAATCAGAGATGGATTCAGCACATTGGATAGCTAAAGCTGTTAAGAGTTGTAATGAAGCTTACGACTTATTAGATGGCTGTACCTTTGAGGAGCCAGCCATCAAGATGTTAAACGGATTACCATTCAGAGGTAAAGCAGATGCTATAAAAGGAAAGACTATTATTGACCTTAAGACCACAAGTAAGGGAGTGCCTAATTTTAAGTGGAGTGCTAAGAACTTCTCTTACGATCTCCAAGCTGCTCTATACTTATCTTTGTTTGATGCTGATGAGTTTATATTCTTAGTAGTTGATAAGGACACTAAAGACATAGGTATCTTTGAATGTAGTGGAGACTTTATAGAGAGAGGTAGAGAGAAGGTAAGACTTGCTATGAATATCTATAAGCATTTCTATATAGATACAGACCCATTAGATTCTGTACGCAATTATGTAATTAAAGATGTATTATAAGGATGGACATAGAATGTATGCAAGGCATTGTGCCATAGATTTACTTAAGATACATAAGTCTTATGATAAAGCGATGTCTATAGCTTTGAAAGGATTTGCGTTGTCTAAGAACTTCAACGAAGAATGTTATTGGAATAGAGTAATAAGAGAATTAAAACTATATGCAAGCTATATTGATAATTTTGAGTACTTTGGTGTCGGTTATGTCTATATTAAAGGTGGTGGAGACAAATAACAATCCAGACTCAATAGGAGATAATGGAAGGTCATACGGCATCCTACAGATACAGAGAAGCGTTCTAAGCGATGTTAATCGTATTTATGGTACTGATTACCGCCACAAGGATATGTTTGACGAGGAGGCTTCTGAGGAAGTATTTATGTTGTATCTTTGTTATGGTAAAGAAGTATTCCTTAAGAAGCATTGTAGATTCCCTACTGAAGAGGAGATGGTTAGAATGTGGAATGGCGGAATATACAAGGGATATAAATATAATCAAACTAAAGTTTACTATCAAAAGTATTTAGATGTCAAAGAAGGAATTAATAGATGAGTTCTATCATATGGCTATGTATGATTTAGCTCACGAGGTAACACAACAAGACTTATACGAATTGCTTAAGGAGTATGAGAAGAAAGAGATGTACGAGCAATGTGCTGGAATCAGCCGAGCATTGAATACTTATAAGTTTGTTAAAGACTTTTACACAATTAAAGATAACAATGATAAAGGAGACTTTATCCAAATAGATTTTGAACAAGATGGAGATTAAATTAGATTTTATAATTGACACATTACAGAAGAAGACAGGGCTTAACCTTAGAAGAAACACAAGAAAGAGAGAATACTTTTTAGCAAGAGCTATATATTATAAGCTTGCTAAAGAGTACACACTATGTTCTTTAGACAAGATAGGTGCTGAAATTGGTAAAGACCACGCTACTGTATTACACGGAATAAAGAAGTTTAACCTGGAGATGAAAAAGTATTATCCAGAACTTTATGAGCTGTATACTAACTTTAAGTTAAGATACCCAGTAGAGTTGTTTAATAATGATGATGACATTCCTGCTCCAGAGGAACTTACTGCTATAGTAGAAAGAATAAATAATATGGATAATCAAATCAAACAAAGGGATGCTGAGATTAAAAGGCTTAACCTTGAGATAGACTTGATGAAGCATAATGGCGAGGACAAGCGTAGCGATATAGTGAAGCTTGTCTCTGAAATATCAGAAGACCAATTACCTTTGTTTATGGAAAGGGTTACAGCAATGGTTAAAATGATGAATACTACAATAGTATGATAAAAATTAATCAATTAGACCTCTTTAGTGGAATCGGAGGATTCCATTTAGGATTTGAGAAAGCAGGATATGAAGTTCAATCTTATTTCTCTGAAGTAGATAAGTACGCAATAGATGTGTATAGTAATAATTTTAAAGATGCAAAATATGTCGGATCAGTTACAGATGTTTGTGGAGGAGAACTCCCAAAAATTGACGTTATCACTTTCGGAAGCCCTTGCCAAGACTTTAGCCTTGCTGGAAAACGTAAAGGGATGGGAGGAGATAGAAGCTCCCTTATTACCGAAGCAATACGACTCATCAGCGAGTGCAGACCAAGTCTTTTTGTCTGGGAAAATGTTAAAGGAACATTCTCCTCAAACAATGGCGAAGACTTTTGGGCAATTATCCAAGCCTTTGCCAACATTGGGGGTTATAGACTTGAATGGCAATTGCTTAATACAAAGTGGTTTCTACCCCAAAACAGAGAGAGAATCTACCTTGTCGGATATCTTACAGACGGAAGTAGAGGACAAGTATTTCCTATCGGAGAAGATAACAAGCAGGCTAATGAGTTACAAAGACAACAAGCAAATACCTGTACACTCACAACAAGATATGAAGCAGGAGGAAACGGAAGTTACATTGCTGAACGTAAACTCAATGCACAAGAAATAAGAGTTAACTCAGCAACTAAAAGAGGTTATGAGTTGGCAACAGAAGGAGACTCAGTAAACTTATCAGTACCCACAAGTAATACCAGGAGGGGTAGAGTTGGTAAAGGAGTTGCACAGACATTAGATACTCAATGTAACCAAGCTGTAATTAAAGATAAAATAAGAAGACTAACACCAATAGAATGTGAAAGGCTACAAGGCTTTCCAGATGATTGGACTAAGTTTGGTAATGAAGGAGAGATATCAGACACTCAGAGATATAAGATGTGTGGTAACGCTGTTACTGTAGATGTAGTAAAAGCAGTAGCAGAAAATTGTAAGTTTATCTTTAATGGCTAAAAGAAAAAAAGCTAACTACAAAATAGATGGAATGAACTACGAAGCACAGCATTGGTGCTTTAAGAATAACTACAGAATATACCCAGTAGTTGTTAAGGATGGTTTTAACATTCACATAGATGTAGGCCACAAGCATTATGAGATAGGTCAGCTCCTTAAGGAAGCTGACTTATACCAAGAGATATGGAACTTATACCAAACAATATATAATAAAAATAAAGATGCCAAAAGCAACTAAACATTCAAACAACATCAAGCCTACAGATGGTAGGAAAGGTAATGGAAAGAATAAGCAAGGAATAAAAGCTGTTCAAGTAAAGAAAGCTAATATGACTCCTGCAAGGCTTAACCAAGCTAAGAAGGATCAGATAGGAACCTATGCTTTAAAAGCTATGAAGAAAGTCTTTGGCTCTGAAGCTGAAGCTTGGGAGACATTAGCTGAGAAGGCTAAGGACTCCTTTGCACATATGAATCTACTGTTTCAATATAGATATGGTAAACCAATGGACAAGGTTCCAGACAATAAGCAAGACAAGAATAATGCACCAGTCATAAACTTCTTTGCATCACCTCAGCAGATTCACGAGATGGAAGAGACGATAGACATTGACTCTGAGGAAGTTGATGTTGACAAGCTAAATGAAAGCAATGAAGACAGTCAATAGTTTAAGCGGAGGTAAAACTTCAAGTTATATAGCAGCAAACTATCCTGCTGACTATGATGTATTCTCTCTTGTAAGGATTGAGGATAAGAATGCTATGTTCCCAGACAAGAAGATAATACAATTGGTTGAAGATAGAATACAAGCTCCATTCATTGGAACAGCAGAGGATGATATGATAATCTATACTATGCTTGACCTTGAGCAGCACATAGGCAGAAAAATTACTTGGGTTACAGGAAGAACATTTGACGATATAACAACAAGAAAAGATAAAGTTTATCTACCTAATAAGGTTCAGAGATTTTGTACTGTAGAGATGAAAATAGAACCTATGTTCTATTGGTGGGCAGAACACATTGGAGAGCCTATAGAAATGAGAATAGGATTCAGAGCCAATGAAACCAGGAGAGCAAAGAATATGATAGATAGATGTAATGAAGATGGCTTATCTGTATTTAAGGCTACCTTTGGCAAGCATAAGGATGGAAGAAACAAATGGGAAGATGTTCCTTATCAGAAGCCGTCATTCCCATTGATAGATGACAATATATATAAAGACTCTATAGAAGAATATTGGAAAGACAAATCAGTAAGATTTGCTTGGATGAATAACTGTGTAGGGTGCTTTCATAAATCTCCTATGTTACTTAGAAAGATGTGGGATAAACATCCAACCAAGTTAGAATGGTTTGCTAAGAGGGAAAGAGAGAGCATTAACAATGCTCAATGGAGGACAGATATTAGTTACGATGATATAAAGAAATGGAACTCACAGTTTGAATTGTTTGATGACGATTTCAATGAATGTGATTCTGGATACTGCGGACTGTAAAAAACAGATTGGTATATTTTCAGTTATCATAGTATGACTGAAACACAAGAAGTTAAGATTCACGAGAAGTATATCCCACTATGGCAAAGCGATAGTAGATACTTTGTAATCACAGGAGGTCGTGGATCTGGTAAATCATTTGGAGTAGCCGTATTTTTATTAAACTTAACATATGAGAGAGGACACAAAGTCCTCTTCTCTCGTTATACAATGCTGTCAGCACAGACATCTATTATCCCAGAGTTCATTGAGAAGATAGAAATGATGGGAGTCTCTGACCAATTTAGAATAACCAAAGATGAGATTATAAATCTGACCACAGGAAGCTCTATAATGTTCAAGGGTATAAGAACTTCATCTGGTAACCAAACAGCAGCTCTGAAGTCTTTAAATGGCGTTACAACCTTTGTATTGGATGAAGCGGAAGAGCTTGTGGATGAGGATGTGTTTGATAAGATTGACTTCTCAGTTAGATCACAAGAGAAGCAGAACCGATGTGTTCTGATTCTTAACCCAACTACTAAGGAGCATTGGATATACCAAAGGTTCTTCCAGACAAGTGGTATTCCAGATGGCTTCAATGGAGTAGAGAAAGATATTACTTACATACATACTGACTACAGAGACAACAAAGCTAACCTATCTAAGTCATTCTTAGACCAAGTCTATGATATGAAGGCAAGGAGACCAGACAAGTATGTACATCAGATACTTGGAGGGTGGTTAGCTAAGGCAGAAGGTACAATCATTAAGAATTGGAGAGTAGGAGACTACATACAGACAGAAAAGACTGTTTACTGCCAAGATTTTGGATTCTCAACAGATTTAACGACCCTTGTAAAGATATCAGTAGATAAAGACCTTAGAAAGCTATATGTGAAGGAATGCTATGGTAAACCTGGGCTATCTACATCAGAAATAGCTTTTAAAAACAAGCAAGAGTGTGGTACAGACTTAATTATCTGTGATAACTCAGAGCCAAGGCTCATCAATGAGCTGAAGGCTCTTGACCTAAACATAAAGCCTACTATAAAGAAGCAAGGTAGTATTCTAAGTGGTATTGCACTAATGCAAGACTATGAAATGATAGTAGACAGACAAAGTCACGGAGTAATGAGAGAACTTAACAACTATGTGTGGCAAGAAAGAAATGAGAAGCCTATAGATAAGTTTAATCACTATATTGACGCGATACGTTATGGCTTACAATATTTAGTCCAAGGAATTAATTCTGGTAAATATGTTGTGAGATAAAAATATTTGTATTATATTTGATTTATAGTTTTTACTTATAAATTAATTGACACATTCATTAAGGCCAGCTTTTATAGCTGGCTTTTTTGTTCCTCTTAAACATAGTAGGGGTAAAGATACTCTTAAACATAGTAGGGGTGAAATGGCACTCTTAAACATAGTACCCCCTTAAACATAGTAGGGGTAATTTTTTGTGCTTTTTCCTTATTTAGACTTATTCTAAATTAGGGCTTAGGCTTGCATATCTAAAATAAAATGCTTATTCGCGTGCACGCGTTCCTATTATTACAAATTTGATAATAAAAATATTCAGATCTAAACAAAAAAAATTGATTTTTTGCTTGTGTATTAAAAAAAATACTATATTTGTCTTGTAATCATTAAACAATAACAAAATGAAAGATTTACTTAACTCACTTTTAACACCTTTTGTTCTTTGCCTTTGTGCAACTGCTGAAATTATGGTGTTCAACTTAAATGCAAAGCAAACAGAAATTGTACTAATTTTATGCGGGGTTTTTAGCATCTATATTTTTTCGGATGTTTACACTTCATTAACTACAAAATCAAATTAAGATGGAAAGGCACAACAAAGAGATTTTTGACTATTTTTTTGACTTACTTGAAAAATATGATAACGATGAAATTAACAAACAACAGTTTATAGACTTATTTGAAAATCAATTAAAAACTAAATAAGATGGGCAAAGCATTAACACAATTAAAAAAACTATCTTTAAAAGATAGGTTAAGGATATCAAAATCCAATAAGGATTTTGTTGTAATTGACAGCGATCTGAATTACATCCTTACAAATGACCTTGAAAGATTTAAAAACATCTACATTAAAGAAAATGGCAATTTTGCCGTAATTAGTGCAATTAAAAACGAATTATAAAAATGGGAACACTACTTAGTAAGGGAACAACAAACGCAAAAACCAAAAAAAACAATTTAGAGACTTTTATTTTGTATTTAAGTCCTTATAATTTAAACAGTAAAGGGTTTAATATTTGCCCGAGTGCATCCCCCGAATGTGCAAAAGACTGTCTTTTTTATGCGGGAATGGGTTCATTTTCAAACGTACAAAAAGCAAGACAGAACAAAACAGAATTCTTTTTAAGGGATAAAAAAGCTTTTATGCTTTCGTTATCTTATGAAATTATGAAGCAATACACCAAAGCAAAGAAACAAGAAAAGCAAATAGCTTTTCGCTTGAATGGTACAAGTGATATTGATTTTGTTTACTTGCTTAAAAAGCACGCTAATTTAGACATTGAAACTTTAAAAGATTACGCAGTCTTTTATGATTATACAAAAGTCCTTTCAAGGGCAATAAGATATAAAGCCCACAAAAACTATTTTGTTACCTTTTCAAGGTCTGAAGTTAACGATGATGAGGTTAATGAAGCAATAAAGCAAAAAATTAATGTTGCAGTTGTCTTTAAAGGGGACTTTCCTGAGAAGTATAAAGGAGTCAAGGTAATTGACTCCGATAAGTCAGACTTACTAACAATTTACAACAAAGGTGTTGTTCTGGGACTGCAAGCAAAAGGAAGTCTTAAGAAAAGCAAAGGTAACTTTGCTATAAATACAGAACTGCCATTTTAATATTAATTAACTTAAACAAATAAATTATGAAAGATTTAAATCAAGTACAAAAGGCATTAGAAGTAAAAGCAAAGAATGAATTAACAGAAGTTGTTGACTCATTTATTCAAAACATTAACTCATTACAAGAAAAATATGATGGGGAATGTTTCTTTTATTTAAAGGAATTGCAAGATAGGGACAAGGAATGCAAAACAATAATGTGCGACAAAAACGAATTTAAGCACATTCTTATAAATGCCTTAATTGAAAAGCATTTAGAATATATAGTAAAACATAAGACAAAAGAACTACTAAACAAATTAGAATTAATTTAATAAATAAGATATGACACTAACAAGATTTTTTTATATTAATTCACAAGGGGCAAAAGTACTATGCTATAATAAGTTTTGTATACATCCTAAAAAAACAAAGGCATATAAAGAATTAAAAAATATAGCTAAATTTGACAAACACATTATAGGGATAGGATACGAATATAATGTGGCAAGTAAAGGCTTAACAGTAACTTATAAAAAATTAAAATAATATGTATACATTAGAAAATATGATGAAACAAATTGAATATTTAGAGGAATATGAAAAGAAAATACTTGCAGTAATGCTAATAAGTAGCACACTAAACACAAAAGCAATTGATGACACTATAAAAAGAATAAAAGAAAGAAATAAAAAAGGGATGATATAAACCCTCTTAAAATACCTAAATATAGCCCCTTAATGGGGCTTTTTTTATGCCTCAGATCTGAATATCTTTTTTTGTAACTGCTTGAAAAATAAAGGGAGTAGATTTGTGAGGTGTAGCCATCTCTTTTAAACCCCTTTACAGCCCATTTAAAGCCATATCTCTTTTACCTAATGGTTAACAGCCTGGCTCAGAGTAAATGCGGGAAATGAACGTAAAATGGATGATGCCGTCTCTTATTACCCCTCTTTAATGAATTCAAACCCTTTTGGTAGGGGTGGCCCAAACCCTATGAATCAGAATCGGTTAGGCAGGTTAGAAAATATATTTGGAAATGGGTTTGTACCTATAGACAGTAGCAAGCCCTTAAAGGCTTGCCCTTACTAATATATAGATGGAATGGAGAGATGCACCCCCTATAACCTTAAATAAATAGATAAATGCTGGTTAAGTTGAATATTACTGGGGTGCTACAAAGGTTATGAAAGAGTCAGTAATGCAATTCTTAAGCAGACTTAGTGTACACGATCCAATAGGTGGTGTGCCTAAAGTGTAGAAGCTTGTACAGATCTTCAACTGTTATACTAAGATAACTATAAAGTACCATTTTTGTTTTATGGTTTAGCTATTATTTGCTATATTATTTTCTTATGGTTTATGTGTTTGCTATAAGTATTTCTTATGATAAAACAAAATAGCTATAAATCAGTTATCATACTATATAGAAAATATATGGCAGTAACGAATGTAATGAGTACTGCTTAACAAGAAGTAATATGCCAGTAGTAGAATTAGAAGTAAGCATACCACAAGACTTAAGTGCAATTAAATTGCATCAGTATCAGAAGTATTTATCTGTTGCTAAAGGAGTAGATGAAGGAGACAAGAACAATGAGTTCTTGAACCTTAAGGCACTTGAGATATTCTGTGGTTTGTCACTAAAAGATAGTTACAACTTACCTGTCTCTATGTTTGAGTCAGTTCTTAAACAGCTTAGTGATTGCTTCGGTGAGAAGACTGACTTGGTGCAGAGATTTAAGATGACTGGTTCTGATGGTGTGACAGCAGAGTTCGGTTTTATACCGAACCTTGATAAGATGACCTTTGGTGAGTATATTGACTTAGAGTCTTATATTACTGATTGGGATAATATGCATAAAGCTATGGCTGTTATGTACAGACCAATAGTTGGAGGTAAGAAACATCTATATGAGATAGAGCCATACGAAGGAACAGAAAGGTGGGCTGATGTAATGAAGGATGCTCCTGTGAATGTTGCTTTAGGAGCCATTGTTTTTTTTTATCGTTTAGGGAGCAAATTGTCAAGATATACGATGAACTCTTTACTGGAGGAGGAACAGAAGAAGGGGAATACAGTCTTGAAAGAGGCTTTGGAAGAAAATGGGGTTGGTATCAGTCAATATATGGACTTGCTGGAGGCGATGTCCACAAACTTGAGTCAGTCACCAAGATTCCATTACACACCTGCTTAATGTGGTTAAGCTTTGAGAAAGAGAAGAACGACATAGAAGCAAAGATGATAAAACAATCATATAATAAAAACATATAATGACACAAGTATACGACATAGTAAATAAGTTAAAGGATCGTCTTAGAACGAATCCTAATGTGTTTACTGTTACTTATGGGGATATTAGTGAAGTAGACCTCAACAAGACAACAATATTTCCTTTAAGCCACTTAAATATTACAGATGTAACCTTTGATGGCCCAGTAATGAACTTCACACTTCAATTACTTGCTTTAGATATTGTAGATTATAATAAGGATGCTCCTACTAAGGATGTGATTAATGGTAATGATAATCTGCAAGATGTTTATAATAGT